AAAATCAATTGGTTCAGTAAGTATGTCTATGGCTGCATAAATTGAGTTCTCCATTCTCTCGAAGGATTGTCTCATTTCATTTAAGGCACCTGAAAGTCTCCCTTGAGAATCCGTAAAATCAAAGGAAATTACGTTTTGAAATACTCCACCTAATAATTGACCAAATCCCATCATAAAGTCCTTTGTATCAGACATAAATGTTGATAAAATTCCTGTCAATTTTTGAATTCTAGTTCCTAACTCCTTTGCGAATGAAATAATAGTTGGTAAATTTATAAGTGTCCAACCAACTAATAATGTTCCAATATAATCAAGGATTCTACCCATAAAACCCTTGGTGCTATTCATTATAACTCTTTGAGATCTACGAACACTACCTGATACTGAACTTGCCTCAACAATATCTTCTTGTTCTCTTCTTCTTACTGCCTCTCTTCTTTTTAAAAATAATGATGATTTAACTGACATTGCTTGTCGTTTTTGATCATTTCTCTTTAATAAAGATTTTGAAATTGAATTAGAAGATTTCTGTGAATTTTTGATGCCCGTTTCAAGACCAGATAAACCTCTCTTAATGGCAGATGTGGTAATGGATGAACGATAAGCTAAATTATTAATTGTCATCTTAGACTACCACATTATATTGAGTTTGTGAATAAAGAACATAAAAATTACTCACATTTGAACTAGCAATATTTGGAAGTTCCGCAGCACTACCAACTCTTGATGGAACTGATTCCTGATTTTGTCCAGCAGCAGATGCATCAGTTACCACGACTTGAGTTTGTTTCTTTGGTTCAGGTCCAATAGAATTAGTTGTAGTGCCATCACTTGGTAAGGAAGAAACATTTGCCACCGAAAGTTTCATATCTGTAGTGTGGGGGTCACCATTATCTGATGAGAGCATATTTCCCATACTCATAGAGTTTGATGTATCAATACCAAACTTGGGCATATTAAATTGAAAATTATTTTGTGAAATATTTTTATATAGATTCATTGCTGCATTATTAACTGTAGGTGCACCTAGAAAAAAAGCCGCTGCTCCCAGTGGCATTGGAAGAAGTTTGCTGGCACCATATGCAAGTGCTGCAACACCTGCTCCACCAGCAAGAGATTCTTGAATGCTATTTCCTTGGGCGAAGTTTAATATACTTGTCCCTACACCACCAGCAACTGCAGCGGGGCTAAATCCACCGCCGCCAGGAGAGGATGATGGTGTTGATGATGCGGGTGCAGGTTTTGCAGGAGGGTTACTCGATTTTCCAGTAACTTTATTTTTAACACTACGGAAAGCACCCTTCACAGCATCAATCAATCCAGTGATTGGTCTCTTAAACAGATCGCCATTAACTGCTTTTCTAATAATGGAAGCAGCACTTTGAACTTTACTTATTATAGTTCCAAGTCCTATTTTAAGAGCAGCAAATACAGCACCAGCAATTCCAAGACCTTTAAGAATAGTTTTACTAATATCTTGAAGTCTTTTCTTATTATTTTCAGAATATGCCTTAAATGCCTGGATAGTTTGACTAAGCAACCAACCTGTCAATAAGAATGTAAAGAATCTCATCAAATTTGATAAAGATCCTTGTGCCTTAGCGCCTATCTTTTGAACTGGTGCAGATAAAGAATTTTGTATTTTTCTCTCTACAATACTTTCTTTCCCCTCTCTTAATTTTTGTTCTGCAAGAATTCTTTCTCGATTTTCTTCTTGTCGTTCTTTCTGTCTTTCTAAGGAGGAGGATTCTGCCATCAGAGTAGAAATCCTCATTAGTGAATTATTAAACCCATTCATCTGGGTAGAAATTCTCACCAATTGAATATTGATTGCATCTAAAGAGGCTTGATTAGAGGTAAGGACTCTAAGAGTCATAGCATCATTCTCCGTGCTACGACCCATAAAATTAGTAGGGGAAACTCCACCTCTAGTTTCAGCCATTTGATTTTTCTTTTAGGGTTTCTTCTTCGATGTATTGTTGGAGAAGAGAAAGATAAACTTCTCTTTCCCAAGGTATCATATTTTCTAATTCTGTCAATGAATATTTATGATGCTGCATTAAAGCAAAATTAGTTTTATAGTATGACGCAAGATCTTCGTGCGCCATACCTACCCGAAAAAAGCCGCTAGTCCCTCCAGGGAAACTTGACTTTCTACTCCTGTATTAGGATTGGAAATCGTAAGAATATGAGATAACTTAGGCATTGTTTCAAAGAATTTTTCAATTTCTTTGAATTGTTGTGATGTAAGTTGTTCCAGAAATTCATTCAATTCTTTTTTAGTACAATCAGATGCTGCCCAGGACTCTTCTTCAGTATAAACTTGCTCAATGCAAGAAGAAATTAAATCGAATGTATCATCGACATTAACAGTATCATCAACATTGAAATTACTCTTTACAAACTCATTCATTGAAGGATATTTCATTCTCAGCGTCAAATTATTACCTAAGTTAATATCTCTATTATGATCATCTCTTGTATGAACTTTAATATCATCTAGATTGATTACTGTAGGAACCTTGGTTACATCATCATCAGGACAAGTAACCAAAACTTGAACCTCTTCACCAACAGACTTACCTCTAATATTAAGGAAGAGATATTCAATATCAAATGTGGCAAGATCCTCTACTTTTATGCCTTTAGAGAGAATACAATTTGAAATTACTGTTTTAACTGCTTCTGCAATTTGTACATTGTCCTCACTTTCCATCGCAATGATAAGAATTTTTTCTTCCTTAACTAAAAATGGTCTATACTTAATTTTCTTTTTAGATGAAGGAATTTCCAACTCATATGTTGGTGTAGTAATCTTTGGTAAAGGCATAATGACCTATAGGAACTTCAGTAAAATTATTTATGTGCCAGGAACACGTCTAGTAAACTCAGAATCATAGTAAATTGGAGAGTTAGGATTAAGTCTATCTTCAATTCTTCTATACCCAACTCCACTTCCATGCTTAGCAGGAACAAATTTAGAGGCAGATAAACCATCAGAACTAAAGTTAATGTTTGGAAATTTAAAGTCTATATTATTAGAAATTCCATTATATTCACTAAAACTATCAGATCTACCAGTAACGTATCTATCAAAGTTAAATGTTGCGCTTGCTTTTAAAATTTCAGAAGTTCCATAGTTTACAGGAATTGAATTCAACGCAATCGGAAACATACCAATAAAAGTATATTCTATACTATTTTTATAATCTCTATCAAATTTGATAATTTTTGTATAGTTTGTTTTATATTCATCAGGATATCTCATTCTGAAATAATATCCCTCTCTTAATGGTGATTGTTCAGAACCATTGGCAATGAATTCAATCCAATGTTCTAAAAATTTAAGAGTTCTATATTCTTTATCGATATAAAATTCTAGTTCAATCTGAGTAAATAATCTAGTGTGTGCTATCTTTTCTGCAACTCCCATGTAGTTGCCAACAATGTCTGCAGTTCCTAAAGAAGATCCTGGTAGAGATGTTGAACTACATAACAATCCTACAGTTTCTCCAATAAATTGTAAATTAACACCTCTACGAGCAAGGTGAGATCTTAATAAACCAGGTAAACCACCAAATATAACTTGATAGTGTGATGTCTGTGCAAGATTAGTAAAGAGTGGTTTAAAGTCTGATATCCTCTTCGGAGTTGGTGCTGGCACTCTAAATACCTATTATGATTCTTTTAGTTATTTAGATGTCGTATAAGGGAAAATATCAACCATCATACCCTCAAAAATATCACGGAGATCCCACAAATATAATCTATCGCTCTCTGTGGGAGAGACTTTTTATGAAATACTGCGATCTCAATGAAAATGTGATTGAATGGGCAAATGAGGAGATGTATGTTTGGTATCGTTCACCAATAGATGGAAAACCTCACAGATACTTTCCTGACTTTCTTATAAAAGTCAAAGAATCAAATGGGAAAATTAAAAAATATATGATTGAAATTAAACCTAAGAAGCAGACTACTCCTCCACCAAAACCACAGAGACAAACTAAAGGATATATTAATGAAGCCTACGAATATGCTAGAAATCAAGCAAAGTGGGAGGCAGCAAAAGATTGGTGTAAAGATAGGGGATATGAGTTTAAAGTGATCACAGAAGACGAACTTGGAATCAAGTAATGCCAAGAAAATCACTTAAGGAAAGACAACAGAAAAAAGTTACTGATACTGATAAGAGTGTTAATCGTATTCGTCCAGTCCTTGATGGTTTAGTTGGTGTTGAAGATCCTGATGATGTTATGCTTGAAATTTTAGAAGTCTTACAAGAGTCCCCTAAAGTTCCCACTGTTGGTAAGTTTTATGTCTTTGTTTATAATCCAAAGACACCCAATATTCAATACGATCAAAATCCATTTGTTGCAGTGACTGATGTTTTCTCATGGGGATTTCGTGGTATTAATTTCCATTGGGGGGAATCAAGACAGTATACTTGGGATGAAATACCTGGAAAGATTTATGAAGTTTATTCATCGGAAATAAAAGACCTACAGGGATTATCATTTGCTAATATTCGTCTAAATAGTTAAAAAAGGATAAATGCCAAATCAGTCAATAGGATATAATAATAGTTCAACACTTAATGGTTTTGCTCTAGCATCTAAAGGCGTTTCACTACAGGATACAACCTCTGGTGAACAGAATACCAGAGAAAACCCAAAGATTGAAACTCTTAGATATCCTTATAATCTTAAGATTGATAGAGATACTGATTATTTGGATATAAAAATATCCAAATATGAACCGCCAGGACTAACAATTGGTAAGCCTGGTACAAACGAATTTAGGAATTTTCCAGTATTTGAATCCTTTAAAAAAGGTGACAACGAAACGCCCGAAGCCTTTCAGGGTAGAATAAACAAAGAGGTTGCAGGTAAATTGGCAGGAGGTGTTGCACTATCAACTGGAAGTAGCAAAAATACATTTGAACGGCCCCACACTTATATTTGTTTACCAATACCACAATCTATCAGTGATAGTATTTCAGTTTCCTGGGGGCCAGACGCACTAGACCCTTTAGCTGCCTTTGGCACAGGATTGACAGCAGCTGCTTTAGATACAAAGACATCCGCAAAAGCAATTATTGAAGGACTAGCATTAGCAGCACCAAAGGCTCTTAAAGGTCAAACGCAAGCAATTATTGCAGCTGTATCAGGTGCGGCATATGGTGCTTTAGGTGGTAATGTAAGTGCAACAAGTCTTATCTCAAGAGCTAGTGGTCAAGTTCTTAATCCTAACTTAGAACTTCTATTTAATGGTGTTGAACTTCGTTCATTCCCATTTACCTTTGAGTTTATCTCACGAAACAAAATAGAGGCGCAAACTATTAAGAAAATTATTAGATCTCTTAAAAAATCAATGACCGCCAAATCATCTAGTACAACAGACGGTCTTGGTATTTTTATTGGTGCACCAGATGTATTTCAATTATCATATAGAAGAGGAAAAAGTCCACATCCATTTTTAAATAAATTTAAACCAATGGCATTAACTAATATGCAATTGAACTACACTGCCTCCAATACGTATGCTACATACGCAGATGGAACACCAATACATATTCAGATGTCTTTAACATTTACTGAACTTAATCCAGTTTATAGTGAAGATTATAACGACGATGGTATTGGAGTAGGTTTCTAAAATGTCATACTTTAGAGAACTACCAGATATCTTATATCAATCACAAGCATCTGACAGAAACTCTTCACGTGATTATGTGAGAGTTAAAAATCTTTTCAGAAGAGTTAAACTACGTGATGATTTGCAAAATGTTTTTACTTTATTCAATAAGTATCAGATTAAAGACGGTGCAAGACCTGATATCGTTGCAGAAGCAAATTATGGAAGTGCCGATTATGATTGGGTCGTGTTACTCACCGCAGGTATCATTAACGTAAACGACCAATGGCCACTATCCGATAAAGACTTATATCGTTATGCTGAGAATAAGTATGGAAATAAACTAACTGCTGTGCGTTTATATGAGACTACTGAAGTTAAAGATTCTAAAAATCGTTTAATTCTTCCAAAGGGAAAAGTAGTAGATGCTGGATTTACAATTCCCAATCCAAGCAATCCAGGAGCTAATATAAATCCAGTAACAGCGATTACAAACTATGAGTATGAAGTTAGAAAAAATGATGAGAAAAGAACGATCTACTTATTAAAACCAGAATATTTACAAGTTTATTTAAATGATATGAGAACAATTATGCATTATGAAAAATCTTCCCAGTTTGTTAATAGAAGACTCGCTCAAACTGAGAATACTCGTAATACTCTACCATAAAAGTTTTAGATTCTTATCAAATATCATCACATATCGATGTTTGCGGGAGCGTTCTTTCCATTCTCCTGCAGCACCTTTAACTTTGCCTCTAGAGTGTTTAGTTCCGTCTGCATAGTAGAAATCTTTCTTTGGGTCTGAAAGTCCGCAATATTTAAAATTACAAGCACGATACACTGTACCGCTGTGGAAATCGCTATCAGCGTAAGAGATGATTGCTTTAACTTCAGTATCCTTCCGTAACTGTCTAATCGCTCTTGAAACAAACCAAGAAGTGATATTATGTTCGGTTCCTTGTATTTCGGGGTGTATGCAAAGTCGTGAAAGTTCAAAAAGTCCTTGCTGTTCATTTCGTTCTAATCC